CCCGAAGGGGCACCGGTGTCGAGATAGACGATTTGGTTTGGAAAACCAAAAGTCACCGTCTATCGCAAGGCACACATCCCTGTAAGGGGATACTCTTCCGAATGGTCTGGAATGATTGGAGGAGAGCGCAGTGGGAACTTCACGTGTCCGGAACCAAGAATCGCTGTCGTCTTTTAAGGCGATCAGTTCGTTCTATGGTGATGGGGTGAAGTTGGCCGAGTCAGAGGATAACTTATCCCTCTACAATTACGGCTACTGCGCTGACAGCGTCAATCCCATGTCCCTTATGGGTAGTGGTTTTGACATTGGAGGTCCACTGTTTAGCCTACAGGCTTCACATGACTTTCAACCAATTGCTGTCGAGGCCCGCGGTGGAATTTTCAACGCGGAATGGCGCCTGAATGGGCCCATTATGGCTGCTCCGTTGTACGCTTTCATGTCTCCACAGGCTGAGAATTCGAGGTACGTCGGGGATCAACTTGATTCCCTCGGATTTCGAATTGGCCTGGGAGCGACAGCGATTTCTCGCAGTCGCCCCGCGAAGCCACAGGCGAGTCTCACAACTACTGTTGCTGAGGCTCTCCGTGAAGGCGTACCCAACACGCTCAAGCAATTCGTCAACATGAAGGACGAGGTGGCACGATTTCGTGACATCCAGCGGTCGACCAATTTCAAACGAGCAGTAAGTCGCTCGATTGATGGTCACAAACGGACCGCCGTTCCTTCTAAGTACCTCGAATACGAATTCGGATGGAAGCCGCTTGTTAGCGACATCCGGAAAGCGTCGAGGGCTCTTCTGAAATACGAAGAGATCTTCGAGGACCTTCACAGGAACTCGGGGAGACGAATGCGTAGGCGTTATTCATTCCCTGCTGAAAGCACGGTTGAAGAGGTAGTCAGGGATAATGCTTTCCCCTGGCCGGCTCCAAACCTATACTTGCTTCAGCAGACAGGAAACAGAGTGGTAACCAAACATCAAACCAAGCGAACTTGGTTTGCGGGTGAGTTCATCTACAGTTTCCCAACTGCGGATGTGGCTCTTCCTCGCAAGGTGTTTTCCGGTGCCCGGCAACTGCTGGGTCTGGATTTGACACCCGAAACGATTTGGAATACTGCTCCCTGGACATGGCTGGCTGACTGGTTCACGAACATTGGCGATGTAACTGCCAATTTCACTGCAATCGGCGCAGACGGCCTCATCTTGCGTTACGGCTACCTTATGCAGGAAGTCGAACGGCGATGGGTGCACGAACACTTTGGGGTTTCTATCCCAAGTGCAGGTGTAAACAACGCCCGAGTTATGGGTCAGTCCGTTTTCACGGCAAAAACCCGCATCTCGGCAAGTCCATTCGGATTCGGCACGACGTTCGACTCTCTGAGTCCTCGTCAAGTTGCCATCCTGACGTCAATCGGGTTAACCCGGTAAACCGTCAGTGTTTGAATGGAGTTAGACACTTCTGTCTGACTTCTCCCTCCCATCACAACTGAATATCGTTGTGTCCTGAAAGAGATGATTGCATTGTTCGCAGATCCCATTACTATCACGGTCAACGCGATTGCAAAGTCGCTTGGCCGTACAGGCACTGGCACGGATTCCGGTGCTTTTAGCACTGGAGACCGCGCCTTCCGTGTGCAGATGTCCCATTCATATGGGCGTCGCACTCGTCGTATGGTGAAGCTCATTCACGACACTCTGGTCGCTAACCCTCTGGTTAGTGGTCAGAACGTGCAGCAGACGGTGTCTGTGCACTTGGTCGTGGATTCGCCTCCCGGTTACGACACCACGCTCCTTAAGCAGGACGTGGACGGTTACCTTGCGTGGCTCACCGCTTCTAGCGGTGCAGCCGTCGCAAAGCTCCTTGCCGGCGAGAGCTGACAAGGGGACCTGTCATCTAACTTCCGTTAGATGTTGGGATCTCAGCAGTCGAGAGACTGTTCAATGCACAGGACCCCAGCCCGATTCAACCCTATATGAAAGGGGAACCAGGTGGATAACCTGCTGTCTCTCTGGAAGGTTCTCGCCCAAGATATGGGTGAGAGATGTGCCGTCGACACCACGCTCGACTTCAATGAAGTCGGGCGTCGGTTCGAACACGAAGGGCGATCGTTTCTCACGATCACTCTCCCAGCTTTTGGAAAATCCATTGAGAAATGGATTGACCAAGGAGCTGTGGACCAAGCCGACTGTAAGAATTTCCGTTACAGTCAGGGCCTCCCGATCTTTTTGGGTGGGTTCCTCAAGCTTGTGTTCGAACCGCGAAGTGGCGCGCTGCGTGCTGCTCCAGATCACAATGCAGTGCTTGCCTTGCGGCAACTCTGCGGAGTGTTCGGCAAGATGTTCCTCCAGGCATCGCCTGAGAAGACACGTCTTGCTATGGAACAGTATATCAGCACCGACATGGAAGTTGAAGTATGGGAGTCCGAAAACATCCTTCCGGATGCGAACGGCTACCGTACGTGGGAACCCGAGTGGATGACAGATGAAAATCTGGCGTTTTCTCGTTTGTCTATGCTTCTGTTTCATCGGGTTTTTGATCGTGTTAATCACGATGTCGCCAACGGCGAACTAACCCCGAAGCATGGACCAGGATCCACTGCTGACGGACTTCTCGGAAACGAGAAGTTTTCAGCTGACTGGACATGGCGACTGGAGGAATTCTTCTCCAGCGACATTTTTCTCCTGCCCAACCCTCGGCATCATCAGATGCTCGAGGAGATCAACTTCCGATTCCCTGAGGAAGAGCTACCTGTGAAGGTAATCTCTGTCCCCAAGACACAATCAACGCCCCGCATCATTGCTATGGAGCCTGTCTGCATGCAGTACGCACAGCAGGCAGTCTCCAGTGCTCTCTCTGAAGGTATCAATGAGGATTATATCCTCAAAGGGTTCCTCAGACTCGATGACCAAGAAGTTAATCAACTTCTTGCACGGGAAGGCTCCATTACTGGAGCCTTGGCAACTCTCGACCTTTCCGAGGCGAGCGACCGCGTGTCGAATGAACTCGTCCGGTTTCTTACCGGACGATGGGAACACCTGGATGGTGCCATCCAAGCTTGCCGGTCTAGGCAAGCTGTCATTCGACTTGGAGATAACGAGTTTGAGACTCGTACCATTTCCAAGTTCGCGTCCATGGGTAGCGCCCTCACTTTCCCCATTGAGTCTATGATATTCCTTATCGTAGCACTCGTAGGGATCGAGAGGAGCATCGGCAGACGCCTCCGTGAAGCTGAC